ACTAGAATATTTTGAGAGGGAGAAAAAAAATACCAACAAAAGTAAAGGAGCTAAAAGGCACACTAGAGAAATCCAGATTGGTGGGAAATGAAATGGAAACTTCTCAAGTTGTTAGTATGCCTTCAGCTCCCTCCTTTCTCAATAAACAAGGTGCAGACGAATGGGACTTAGTCACTAACGAACTAGCTAATATTAAGATGTTGCACTTGACTGACTTATCAATCTTAGCAGCATATTGTAATGAGATAGGAATCTATAGAGAGATAGCTCAAGAGTTACAAGGCAACTTCACAGAGCAGACCATTGATAGAGATGGTAGATTGAGGTCTAGTAAGATTGCTCCTAAGTACAAGGTAATGCAAAACGCTTTACAGAACGCAATGAAAATTGCTACGCAATTTGGATTTACTCCTAGCAGCAGAGCATCCCTTAGTATGCCAGAGCAAGATGAGGAAAGGACTGACGATTTTAATTTCTTTGATTAATGAAACTTAAAGAGGACAAGACTTTTTACTTTGATGACAAGGCAGCTGATAGAGTAGTCTACTTTATAGAGAATCATATTAAGCACATCAAAGGAGAATTAGGAGGTCAGCCATTTAAGTTAGAGCCATTTCAGAAAACAATAGTTAGAGATTTATTCGGTTGGAAGTATAGAGATAGTGGGCTAAGAAGATTCAGAACTGCTTACATTTGTCTACCAAGAAAGAACGGAAAGTCAACTCTAATAAGTGCTATCGCTTTGTATATGTTACTAGCCGACAACGAGCCATCTGCTGAATGTTATATTGCTGCTGGAGATAGACAACAAGCTGGTATTATTTTTGACGTTGCTAGTGGAATGGTAAGAGCTGACAATCAACTAAACAAAAATCTAAAAGTATTTAAGAACTCTATCATCCACGAGAAAAGCAACTCAGCATTTAAGGCTATCAGTTCTGAGGCTTCTAGTAAGTTTGGATACAACGCTAGTTTCATTTGTATGGATGAGTTTTTTGTACAGAAAGACTCAAGCCTATGGGATGCTCTAACAACATCGGTAGGTAGTAGGAGACAGCCAATGACAATAGCCATTACAACTGCTGGTTATAATAGAGAGTCGATATGCTACAAGACAGAGGAGTATGGTCGTAAAGTATCTGAGGGAATAATTAAAGATGATAGCTTCTACTATGTTAAGTATTTTTGTGACTTAGAAACTGATTGGACTACAGAGGAAGCATTGAGAATAGCTAATCCTGGAATAGAAACTGGAGTAGTTAAATTAGACTATCTAAAAAGAGAACAAGAGAAAGCTATCAAGCTACCTAGCTATGAGAATACTTTTAGAATGCTACATCTCAACCAATGGATGTCATCAGCTAGTAAGTGGCTATCAGACCAACAATGGATGGAGTGTAATAAAGCTCCAATACATCTAGAAGATTACAAAGGAATGACTGCATACGCTGGACTTGACCTTGCAACCGTTAGAGACATAAGTGCATTTGTAATTATTATTCCAGAAGATGACAGATTTACTGTAATCCCTTTTTGCTTTGCTCCTAAAGAAAATGCATATATAAGAAGTAGAAGAGACCAAGTAGATTATATAGGTTGGTCTAAAGAAGATTTTTATGAAGGGCAACCATTAATAGAACTTACAGATGGCGATGTCACCGATTACAATTACATCAAGAAAAAAATTAAAGAAGTTGCTGAGGTTGTAAATATAAAGTCTATAGCCTATGACCGTTGGAATAGTAGCCAAATTATTCTGGATTTACTAGAAGAAGGTTTGCCTTGTGAGCCTTTCGGTCAAGGATTTGCGTCAATGAGCGCTCCTTCAAAAATGATGGAAACTTTGGTTTTAAGTAAACAAATAAATCACGGAGGACATAAAGTTCTTAGATGGTCTTGCTCTAATATATCTATAAAAACAGACCCAGCACAAAACATCAAGCTCGATAAATCAAAATCCACAGAGCGTATTGACCCTATGGTTGCACTTGTTATGGCTTTAGGATGCTATATGAATGACGATAGTAGCGACTCATCTACCTATGATGATAGGGGAATAGTATGGATTTGACTTTTGCGATTTCTTTTATCTTTGTAATGTAATTACAATTTTATGGGACTATTTGACTTCTTGCGTTCTGAGAAGAGGGGCGATAATTTTTTAAAGGCAGTTTTCGGTGGCTATGGTGCAGCCAACAGAACAGCAGTAACTAGAGATACATCTTTAACATTTAGTGCAGTCTTTGCGTGTGTTAGAGTTATTAGTGAATCAATAGCAAGTCTACCCATAAAAGTTTACAGAGTCGAGGAGGATGACGATAAGATTACTGACGTCAGCCATCCAATCTACCGACTCCTAGCTAGAAATCCTAATAGCTATATGACACCATACACATTCCTAGATACTCTAATGACCAACTTATTGCTAGAGGGGAATGCGTATTACTACATTTCTAGAGATTCTAACGCTAGACCCATAGAGTTAATTCCTATCAATCCAGAAGATGTCAAAGTAATTAAGCACGAAGGACAAATCTATTACGACATTAAAGACTATGAGATAGGAGTAATGAAAGAAGATATGTTACACTTTTTTAACTTATCTTTTAACGGATGCGAGGGAGTTAGCGTATTGAAAGCTCAGAACACTACAATAGCTACTTCTATAGCTGCTAACGATACAGCTAATAGTTATCTAGGTAACTCTGCACAAGTAGGTGGAGTTATTAAACATCCAGGCAAACTAAGCAAAGAGGCAGTAGCAAGATTAAAGAACTCTTGGAATCAGAACTACTCTGGTTCTTTTGTAGCTGGTAAGACTGCTATCCTTGAGGAAGGTATGACATTCGAGCAAACTAATATTGATGCTAATAAGTATCAGCTTTTAGAGACTCGTAGATTTCAGATTGAAGAAGTGGCGAGAGCGTTCAAAGTTCCATTATCGATGATTGGTCATCTCGAAAAGGCAGCTAACTACTCAAGTATAGAAGCATTAAGTATTGACTTTGTTAGGTTCACATTGATGCCTTATATGGTAATGATAGAGCAAGAGCTTAACAGAAAGTTGTTTAGAGAAACAGAGTTTGGCTCGTTTACTATTAAGCTAAATGCTAATGCTTTACTAAGAGGAGATAGTGCTTCTCGTGCAAGTTATTACAGAGAGATGGCTTCTATTGGTGCTTTGTCTATTAATGAGATTAGACGAATGGAGGACTTGAATAGAGTAGGTCCAGAAGGAGACCAGTTATTTATGCCGTTAAACTTTGCTCCAGTTGGAGACGTAGAAGAGGAGGACAAAGAGTAATGCCGATACCTACTAAAAATATAGACGAGACTAACGAGGAGTTCATCGAGAGATGTATGTCTGATGAGTTTATGAAAGAGTACGATGACAATGACCAACGTCTAGCAGTTTGTTATGCTCAACTAGAAGATGATGAGGACAGAGCGTTAGAGGATATAAACACTAAGCCAACACAAGAGATGGCTGACGAAGCTGCACAAGGCTTAGAATGGCGTGAGGAGTTTGGTAGAGGTGGAACAGAGGTAGGCGTTGCAAGAGCAAGAGATATTAAGAACAGAGTAAATCTTAGTATTGAAACAATAAAGAGAATGTACTCTTATTTTAGTAGACACGAAGTAGACAAAGAGGGACAAGGATTTTATAGTGGAGATGAAGGTTATCCTAGTGCTGGACGTATTGCTTGGGCATTATGGGGTGGAGATGTTGGCTTTGCTTGGACTAAAAGAAAGATAGAAGAAATAGGTAAAGAAGAAAAATTTATAGATATGAAAAATAAAGAAATAAGAACTATTGACGTTCAAGACTTAGAGCTTAGGATGGATGGAGACAATCCAGTAGTAGTAGGCTACGGTGCTGTATTTAATTCTATGTCTAACGACTTAGGTGGATTTAGAGAGTATATAGGCTCAGAGGCTTTTGAAGGTCGTTTAGAAGATGACGTAAGATTCCTAATTAACCACGATGGTATGCCATTAGCTAGAACGACTAATGGAACACTAAGACTATCTGTTGATGAGAGAGGATTAAAGTACGAAGCTAAATTAAATCCTAATGTATCAACGTCTAGAGATTTAATGGAGCTACTAAAAGACGGAACTATCAATCAATCTAGCTTTGCATTTATTGTAGAGGATGACTCTTGGGAAATGAAAGACGGTATGAATGTTAGAACTATAAACAAAGTATCTAGACTTTATGACGTTTCTGCTGTAACTTATCCAGCTTACAATGAGGCTAGTAGCTCTGTCGCTTTACGTTCTATGCAAGAATGGCAAGAAAAAGAAGAAGCTAAAAAACTAGAAGAAAGTTTAGATGCTGAAAAATTA